CTGTTGATCCTAATCTGAAGGAAGCATTTACTCCAGAACTTGATGATCTGGTTAGATTGCATCACCTTGTTACCTCTAGAAATGTAACTACTATTCTGGAGTTTGGTGTAGGTAAAAGTTCAATTGTATTTGACCATGCACTGAATTTGAATAAGCAGAAAAGTTCTTCTTTTGTTGAAAATAATTTGAGGAGAAGTAATCCATTTCAATGTTTCTCTGTAGATAACAATAAAGAGTGGATTGAAATTTGCAAGAATACTGCAGAGACAAGTCACATCAATTACCACTATTCTCCTTGTTCTGTTTCTACTTTCAATGGAAGAGTTTGTACATATTTTGAAGACCTTCCCAACATTTGTCCTGACCTAATTTACTTGGATGGACCAGATCAATTCTCACCTGTTGGTGATGTAAGAGGAGTAACTACAAATCATCCTGACAGACTGCCTATGTCAGCTGATATTCTTGCAATTGAGCATTTCCTGTTGCCTGGTACTCTTGTTGTAGTTGATGGTAGGACTGCTAATGCCAGATTCCTCAAGTCTAACTTCCAAAGGAATTGGTCTCACTATCATGATGTAGAATTTGATCAGCATTACTTTGAATTGGTAGAAACACCACTTGGAGTTTATAATAAGAAACAGATTGATTATTGTCTAGGTGATGATTTTTATGAAAGACTTATTGATGATTATGAAAAACATTGTTGGTAAAGATACATGGAACTGAAAGATTGGTTGAATGCAGTCAACTTTACTAAGGAAGATCTGACTGAACATATCAAAGAATATCCACCATACATTGTGAACAGATGTTTGTCTGGTCATCTTGATTGTGTACTATTTGCTAATGAAATGAACAAGTATCATTTCCTAGACAAAGATATGCAATTTAACTTTTATATAAATATTCTGAGAAAGAGAAAGAGATTCTCTCCTTGGGTCCGCAAAGAAAAGGTCTCAGATCTAGAGTTTGTCAAGTCTTATTATGGTTATAATAATGAGAAAGCATCTCAAGCACTGAAAATCTTATCAAAAGAACAATTGGACTACATTAAACAAAAACTTGACACTGGTGGCAAAAGATGACTCAAACTGCTGAACCCCAGGTTCATTGGTCACAGGACAAAATGATTGAAATTGTCCTCAATGAACCAGATGATTTCCTTAAGGTAAGAGAAACACTTACTAGGATTGGTGTAGCTTCTAGGAAGGAAAAGAAACTTTACCAATCTTGTCATATTTTGCACAAGCAGGGTAAATATTACATAGTGCATTTTAAGGAGCTGTTTGCTCTTGATGGGAAGTACGCTAACATTACTGTTAATGATGTTCAGCGTAGGAATCGTATTACTCGCTTGCTTGCTGATTGGGGTCTCATTTCAGTGGTGAAAGAAGATTCAATTATGGATATTGCACCTCTTAATCAGATCAAAGTTCTGCCATACAGAGATAAGAATGAGTGGACTTTAGAGCAGAAGTATAATATTGGTAAAAAAGGCAAGCAACAGGAGGAGGGTTAACCACACTCCTCTTTTTCTAGAAAGTGTTATAATTAGTACTGGATGCCTTAATGGGTCCACACAACTAAACTTGCTAGAAAAGGAGTTTTTCAAATGGGTAACCTCATGAAGTATCATGCTGGAGATCTGTCTCAATTGATGGACAGGATCAATAGACACAGCATTGGAATGGATGATTACTTTGATAAGATTTTCAAAGCACAAGCATCTAACTATCCTCCATACAACCTTGTCCAACTTAGTAATACTGAATCACATCTTGAGGTAGCACTTGCAGGGTTTAAAAAGGAAGAAGTCAGTGTTTACACAGAATACGGGAAGCTCTTTATTGAGGGCAAAAAGGATACGAAAGAGAAGGATGAAGACACTCACATCATCCACCAAGGTTTGGCTCAACGCAGTTTTAATCGTTCCTGGACAATCTCAGATGACACGGAAGTTAGATCAGTTACTTTTGAAGATGGGCTTTTGACTGTCATTCTTGGTAAAGTTGTGCCTGAGCATCATGCAAAGAAAAGTTGGCTCTGATATATAATAAGTATCGTCGCCGCTGGGAGATCTCTGGCAAAATCCAGGGAATCTCCCCATTTTTTTAGGAGTTATTATGGAAAATCTTAAGGTATTGGTTCTTGATAATATTATGCTTCTCACACAGATTGAGGAAGTATCTGGTGATTTAGGAACACCTGATTGCAAATTGACTGAACCTATGGTCATTGGTGAGCAGGATACTCTGTCTCCTTGGTTAGTAGGTGTCACCTCACAGAACACCTTCATGATTCACTCAGATAAGATCTTGACTATTGCTCAACCCAATAGTAAACTGGAGGAGAGGTACAAGAGTCTGGTGAAGGAATGAGGTTCTACACAAACGTTCAGATGGTTGGTAACAACTTTCTTGTTCGTGGTTATGAAGATGGACAGAAGAAGATCTATAAGGAAGAGTACCAACCAACTCTTTATGTCAAGTCCAAGAAAGAATCAAAGTGGAAGACACTAGAGGGTGATAATGTAGAACCCATTCAACCTGGAACTATCAGGGATTGTAGGGAGTTTTATAAGAAGTATGATGGTGTAGATGGTTTTCCCATCTATGGCAATGAAAGGTATGTTTATCAATATATTTCAGATAAGTATCCAGAGGAAGAGATCAAGTTTGATATCTCAAAGATTTCTCTGGTAACAATGGATATTGAGGTTCAGGCAGAGGAAGGATTTCCTGATCCTGAATCTTGTTCTGAAGAGATGTTGACTATCTCTATTCAGGACAATGCTACAAAGCAAATTATTACATGGGGGAGGAAACCATACACTCCCTCACAGAAGAATGTAACCTATCACCACCATGAAGATGAAGTGGCAATGCTCAATGCATTCCTGTATTGGTGGTCAAACAACACCCCTGATGTCATCACAGGATGGAATGTGAGGTTGTATGATATCCCATACCTGTGTGGAAGAATCAGCAGGATTATGGGTGAGAAGAAGATGAAACTTCTGTCACCTTGGGGACTAGTTTCTCAGGATGAAGCTTACATTTCTGGCAGAAAATTCAATGTTTATGATATTGCTGGACTTACGACACTGGACTATCTTGAACTTTATAAGAAGTTCACTTACAAAGCTCAGGAGTCTTACAGACTGGACTACATAGCCCAGGTAGAGTTGGGTCAGAAGAAACTTGATCATAGTGAGTTCAATACCTTCAAAGATTTCTATAGGGGTAATTGGAAGAAGTTTGTAGATTACAACATCATTGACGTGGAACTTGTTGACCGTTTGGAAGACAAGATGAAACTGATTGAACTTGCCTTGACCATGGCTTACACTGCAAAGGTCAACTATGTGGACGTGATGTATCAGGTTCGCATGTGGGATACTATCATTTATAACTATTTGAAGAGAAGGAATATTGTTATTCCTCCTAAGGATAGGTCTGAAAAAGATTCCAAGTTTGCAGGCGCATATGTCAAGGAACCGAAACCAGGAAAGTATGATTGGGTTGTTAGTTTTGACCTTAATAGTCTCTACCCTCATCTTATTATGCAGTACAATATTTCACCAGAAACTCTGGTTGAGGAAAAACATCCCAGCGCAACAGTTGATAGAATACTTGAGGAAAAATTAAGTTTTGAGATGTATAAAGACTATGCAGTTTGTGCTAATGGTGCAATGTATAGGAAGGATGTGAAGGGGTTTCTTCCTGAACTGATGGAGAAGATGTATGCAGAGAGGGTCATCTTCAAGAAGAGAATGCTTGCTGCTAAGCAAGAGTATGAAAAAAATCCTAGTAAGACATTGGAGAAAGAAATTGCAAGGTGCAACAATATCCAGATGGCTAAGAAGATCTCTCTTAACTCTGCTTATGGCGCTATCGGTAACCAGTATTTTAGGTACTACAAACTTGCCAATGCAGAGGCAATCACCATGTCTGGACAGACATCCATCAGGTGGATAGAAAACCACATGAATGGATACCTAAATAATCTGTTACAAACAGAAGATGTAGATTATGTTATCGCATCTGACACTGACTCAATCTATATTAATTTCGGACCTCTTGTTGATAAATTTTTTAGTAATGTCAATGGTGACAAGGCTAAACTTGTTACCATACTTGACAAGATCTGCCAAGACAAGTTGGAACCGTTCATTGAGAAGAGTTACCAGGAGCTTGCGACGTATGTAAATGCATATGCCCAGAAGATGCAGATGAAGAGAGAGAACATCGCAGACAGGGGCATCTGGACAGCAAAGAAAAGATACATCCTCAATGTTTGGGACAGTGAGGGTGTAAGGTATGAAGATCCTAAACTGAAAATCATGGGTATTGAGGCTGTTAAGTCATCCACCCCTGCGCCTTGCAGGAAGATGATTAAGGATGCTCTCAACCTTATGATGGGTGGCACTGAGGATGAGGTAATTGACTTCATTGATGCTGCCAGAACAAAGTTTAAGAAGATGCCCCCAGAGGACATTGCCTTCCCTAGAACTGTAAGTGATGTGAATAAGCACAAGAGTTCTGCTACAATCTATGGAAAGGGAACACCTATCCATGTGAGAGGTGCTCTTCTTTACAATCACTATGTCAAGGAAAAGCACCTTGATACTAAATATTCACTCATCAACAATGGGGAGAAGATTAAGTTTCTCTACCTGAAAAAAGCAAATCCAATCAGAGAAAATGTCATCTCATTCATCCAAGATTTCCCTGTGGAATTGGGTGTT